CTGGTACCAAGACAATGCGCATCCATGACTTGATCAAGCGCGAGGAGACACAACGTCGACCACATGTTTCTACAACTGCAGACATTTCAGTTGATTGGCGATCTGGACCTGCAACAGTTCCTGCTGCTGCACCGACTCCGGCACCAAGTCGTTTCGGCAGTCATTCTGACCGGGCCACATTTTCAGATTGGCATCGCAAAACGGATGTCGGTCCAGCAGGTGCAGGTTCTGGTCTGACAGCTCCAACAACTGCTCCAGCTGCTGCAACCGCAACAACAGCCCCAGTAAAGGCCAAGTACGTTCCCCCAGCACTACGGGGAACTGGCACAAGTGCACCATCACGTGGAACTGCTGCACCAACTACTCAGTCTGATCACAGGTCAGGAAGCAACGTGAGGAGTTGGCGCAGTTAGTCTTTTCGATTTGGCACAATTTTATTTATGATTAGATATAACGTAGTATAACAACATTTATTTTTTTATCACATTGTTTTGCATACTGTGTATCCAACATAAAAATTGGGTTATCATCATTTTTCATTAAATCAATGTATTCATCAGCATGTATACATTTAACAAAAGGAAATTTATGGGTTAAATAGTGATACTGTCTTTTATCATTACAAATCAGAAACGCATTTTTAATTTTATTATTGAATCTATTGTGACATTCACCAATGATTTCATCTATTGATGTCTTTTTGACATATTCTGATTTGAATAACTTCATTCTTAATTTTGAATTATTTTTGTATATTAATGACTTAATATTACTCATATTCTCAATACTATCAACATTAAAGTAAATACTGCATGATTTTGTATCATGTTTGACAATATGATCATAAAAATCAGCTATATTACAAATTGAAAATACTGTTGAGTTCTCCATGAGATAACTTATATTGTAGATATTATTTTTTGATTTTTTCTTGTTTGTTTATAATAATGATGATATTGTTAATTGCTCTTTTGTATATTTTATTTGAAGCCTATCTGTTCATAAGGCATTTGAATATACATAATAAATTTGCCAGATATAAGCTCAATGATTTTTCAAAAAATAGAATGTTAAAAATGGATCAGAAATTTGATGTACTTATTGATGATATTAAATCTGATCATATTGATGCTATACAATTTGTTCATGATATGCATAAATCGGGCACAAACCTAATTGATTTGACAAGAGAATCAATGTTTGCAATGCTTAAAGAAAATATTTATTTCCCTCATAATATGTTGCATGATTATCAAATAACTAAAATTAATGAAACAATTGACTTATTTGAACAGAAATTAAATCATAAGTTTTCAAATGATACAAAACCATACAGATATTATCAAATAGCATCAGAAAAATTCAATTCTTGGTATAAGCCAGTTTTTTTAAAAGTTTTAATGTTTGGATTAAAAACAATAACAGAAATTAACATGTGTCGCTTTGGATATCACCAGTATGATCTAGGTGATGGTCTTGTGGCTTGGATAAAAATAGGATCACCAAAATGTATTATATTTTTTCCACCATCAATTGGAGGTTTAACTTTTTATCAATCATTCATTAAGCAGATAAAAACAGACAAAACTGTTTGTTTATTTGAATTAGCTGGTATGTCATGGAAACATTATGTCACTGATCCTCCCGATATGAATAAAATTGCAAATCATGTCATTACATTTCTTACAAAACTTCAAATAAAAAAAGTAAATATGTTTGCTCACAGTTTTGGTGGTGTAGTAATGTCACACATTATTAATAATGAATGCTTTGATAAACATAATATAAAATTAAACAAGACAATATATATTGAATGTCCACTTTTTCACATTGGAATACACAGAACACTTAAAAATATCACAAAATCATGGCATAAAATCATCCGGGATGCCTATGATAATTTCATCATAATGTTTTTATTTCATCGGGATATTTATGTACAATTCTATTTACAAAGACAAATGAATTTGTGTGATAGTATCCTCATGGGAACAACAAATTATGAAAAAACTGGAAATATATATGCTTTAATGGCCCAAAATGATTTTAAGTTTGACACTCAGGAATATATCAACTATATCACTAAAAAACAATTGAATATACAATATTTCATCTATCCAGATTGTGCACATGGTGCATTTTCATATCATCTTGGCATGCAGCAGAAAGTTTTAGAAATATTAAATGATTAATCTAGTCAGAACATGAATTTGTTTTGACTAATCACCACCCATCTAGTAAGTGGCTATTTACAAGACTTATTTTGTATCTTGCTTTTGATTGTAATTGATACTATCAATATTTCTTTAAGCTAAATTGATGATTAGAAAATAATTTTGTGAAAAGATTGAATAGTTAAATTGCTCGGTTTTATTTGTAATATCACATGTGTAATTTATGTATCTTGTAAATAAAAAAATTGAGGAGGCTATTTTAACTAATAGTATACATTTGGATCTGAGCTATATGGCCCTAACTAATTTACCAGAAACAATATTCAACCGATTATCTAATTTAATAACATTAGATCTCTCAAAAAATAGTCTCACCAGTTTACCAGAAACAATATTTAATCCATTACCCAAATTACAATTATTAAAACTTGCAAAAAATAGTCTAACTAATTTACCAGAAGCAATATTCAACCCATTGCCCAATTTAATGTCATTAGATCTTTCAGAAAACAGTCTGACAGAATTACCAGAAAAAATATTTAATTCATTGACCAAATTGACCACATTAGATTTGAATCATAATCAATTAGCTACACTGCCAGAAAAACTATTTGCATCATTGAATAAAATGAAAATGTTAAAAATGTACAGTAATAGAATTACCAAATTACCAGAAAAAATATTTGCATCTTTATCTAGTTTATATGCTATATACATGTGTGATAATCAGTTAACCACATTGCCCGAAAAACTATTTGATTCATTGATCAGATTACACATCTTAAATATGGCTGGCAATGAATTACTTATTTTACAAGAAAATATATTTGCCCATTTGGTTAACCTGGAAGCATTAGACATAGCTCATAATAATTTAACAAATTTGTCAGAAAATATATTTGCTCATTCAATCAATTTACAAAGGATTTACATATCCAGAAATCAATTAACAACATTACCTGAAAATATATTTATTCATTTAGTCAGCTTGCACACATTAGATATGGGTACTAATCAATTATCTATTTTACCAGAAAATATTTTTATACCATTAACTAATATGAAACATTTATACATATACAACAATCAACTAACTAGATTACCATCTTCTATTTTAGGATGCAGAAGATTAGAAATTTTTTATTGTTGGGACAATCCATTGACAATTGACATTCGATACCAGAGATTCATAGATAGAATAACAAATTATAACAATCATGGGATATTCAGAGATAGTCAAAATATTCATGCTTCCAGTATTCAAACATCAACAAAAGAATCAATCAATACACTCTTTAAAGATTCATTTGATTGTTCTAAAGATGATATGATCAAAGAATGTTTAACATGGTCAATCCCCTGTTTGCCAGATCTTTTAACCTATTTAGATGATAAAGAGGTGCATTCCACTTTACTAGTCTCTTTTTATGATGTTTTTGGCAAGGTCTTTGGGCGCATTATGAGACACCCTAACAAAACAGATATTATTGCCAGATTAGATGAGGAACTAAAAGAGAGTGAGTGTAAGTGTTTCACAGGAAGGTTAACACGATTAGTTAATTGTCTGGTTGGCTTTTATGATGACATAGTAATTGGCATTTCAGATAGTGAAAGAATTAGTGCAATTATTCTATCTACTTTAGATGGTAGAGAAATGACTGATGAATTGAAAGAGATATGTATGGACAAGTTAAAAGCCATTAGTATTAGTGAAGAAGAAATTACTAAATGGTTGCAATGATCCAAAAAATTGATTATAATATTATTCTTAAAATATTGTATTATTATCACTACTTATCTAAATGGATCCACAAAATACAATTTCCAGAAAGCGACAACGTGTAACAAATCAAATTACTGGAGGTATTTCCAGTGATGGTGCCGAGATCACTGATTCTGTCAGGCCCATTGAAGGTGGTATGACTCTTCAATGCCCCAGTAGAGACAGACGTGTACAACACATTATCAAAATGTTTATTGATTCTGATGGCTCAATGAATTTTATGTGTGATTGTGCCGGTGGTACAGATGTTGCACCATCAGGACATTGTATACATTTAAACACTGCAATGATTCATATATGCAAACAATTTATACATTCATCAGTTAAATTTATGACTGAAAAAGAACAACACATTGTATTAAAGAAAAAAATGAATGAGCTGGATGATTTGATGAGTAGTGTACATATTTTCTAAATCCATATTTTTATTTATTGTTTGTGTTTTGCATGTATGGGCTTAAAAATAAAAACTATTTTAATTCTATTATCAAAAATGGATACTGTTGACATTGATGCAGGTGCAATTTGGAATACATACACAAAGGATGAAAGATGTTATGTTGAGTGGTTGTATACACCAAGTATATGGCCCACTGAATTTTACTACCCAACAATAAAATGTTTAGTTTTTGAATATTGTGACAGAGGGATTCATTGTTGGAAATTATTCGGGGAATTTCTAAAAAAATCATTTCCCAATCTAAAATGTTTATTCTTGACCCAAAATTTTAGTATGACAGATTGCTATTCAGACAATTTAATTGAAAAGACTCATGCTGATGATTTTTTTCAAGATGATTGGTTAGAATATATTTTAGTAAATGATGGACAAACTAGATATAACATATCTAATGATTCTTGTACACATCAATTCATATGTGAAGATCTTTCAGAATATCCTCCACTATCTATTTGTCATTTAGAAGAATTAGGAAAAATGCTTGATGCTAACATAAAAACAGATAAAACAAATTTAGATTTCATTTATTTAGAATCTAATAAATTTAAGCAATATCAAAAAATTGATAAGGAAAAATAATGCATATCATATTGTCATCACAAATACATATCAATAATGTATCGTATCAAATGTACATGTACTCAAAATGAACCAAGTGAATGCAAATTTTCACCAATTACTATAAAACAACATCCATTAGGATCTCCAGAATCATTAAGTTTAGAATATGGCAGGTGTGCAAAAACTAATATGGACAATTCACATTATTGCACTTGTTGGAAAGATGCAACAACATGCAGAGCATCATCTGGGTTGCATATGTGTAAATGCATTATTGATCCAGAAATGTGTCGAATGGATGAAAAGTATAGTGCATATAGTCATGAATGTATTTGTATGGAACTGCAAAAACGAAAAAAACTTCACATTGTATGTAAGGCATATGATGTGAATCATGTCTGCATATGTGAAGTAAAAACACATGGCATGTGTTTGTCAACATATCATGTGAAATAAAAAAGTATTAATATGTTGACAAATATTTACTGCATGTCAACATATCATGTGTAGAAAAACAACTTTATTTCTCTCTATGAAAAGTATTATGGGATCAACTCTAACTGATGAAGAAATAACAGTTTTAGAACTTTATGGGAAACACATTGGCATGAATCTTTTGACAGAATTGACATATGAAGAACAACAGATATTCATAGAAC